TGCTGGTCACACGAACGCGTGTACGGTCATCAAGCTCGGCGTGCTTGATCGGGCGCGTGGTGACTTTTCCAAGGTGTGTAAACATCGGCACCTCCATTACGCAGACAACGCGGCCACGTCTTGCTCGCTGACTTGCAGACCTTGCTTGCCAATCAACAACGACATGCTGATGGCCCGCGTACCCAAGGTCGGCACGATATACACAGCGATGTTCAGCTGCCCAGAGTTCACAACGGACGCCGGGTTGTTGCTGTCGTTGCACGTAATGGCGAACGAACGAATGCCGCGAGCTCCCTGAACGTAGGACAAGTAGCTTTCCAACCCGTAGGTCAGTTGCTTGCGCAGGATGTCATCGTTGGGCTCTTGGAGAGCGTACAGCAGGTAGTCGTACACAGAGCGCTTGATGACGTTCGACAGCACGCGCACGTTCAGGAACTGCAGGGCGCTGGACTTGTTGTACAGCGTGGACTGTTCCCACAGCGGAATACCACGACCAATGAACCGACGCATGTAGTTCACTTGCGCTTGGTACATTTGCGTGGCTTCGCCGCCGGTGTACGTGTAGCGCACATCCAGCACGTTGAGCAGACCACGGTTCAGACCAGCCATCGAGAACCAGGGCTGAGCGACGCGCGTAGTGCGTGCCAGCAGCGCAGCCATCGCCCCAGACGGAGGCACGTACAGCTGTTTGCCGTTGATCGGGTCCAGTTCGTACAGGTCCGGGCAGAACAGCGCAGAGAAGCTGGAGTTCAGGTTCAGCTGCAAGCGACGGTAGTCGATAGCGGCCTGGGCCTTCTGCGAAGACGACGGCGTGTCCAAGAACGCCACGCAGTCATTGCGGGACTGCGCTAGTGCGTCCATGCCTTGCTGCACTGATGGGACCGAGCGCCCAGCGTTGATAAGCACGTCAACCACGTACTTCTCGCGGTCCTGGAACACGTTCCAACCGTTGACAATGTCAGATGCGGTCGGGGCGGAACCGGAGCTACCTGTGCCGAGTGCTGTCTTGGCGACAGACCCGACTCTAGGCAGCGTAGACAGCGCGGGTACATATGACACGCATTGCACACGAGCGGAGAACGGATTCACGCGCGACGTGGTTTCCAGCTGCAGGCCGAGTTCGTCAACGTCTTCCGTAAGTGATACGTCGAATGACTCAATTGGTGTATTTACAGCGTAGTCATTGTCATACACGTTCAGCGTGAGCTGCGGAGAGGCCACCAGGTCCAAGGCCGACGCAAGCGGCGCTTGTGACGCGTCAATGGACGCTGCGCCAGTGTCGAGATACGCGGTGCCTTGAGCCGTGCCGACCGTCGCCAGCAGGTACATGGACGCACCCGTACGACCGTATACACGGTAGCCCACGGCCCCAGCGACAGAGTCCCACGTTATGGTAATCGCGTTGGTGATGCCTGCGGACAGTGTGCGCGTGACGGCCGTGCTAGCTAGCGTCTCATTGCCGTTCTTGTCGATAGCCGACACGCGGTAGTTATACGTGCCCGCGAACAGCGCGCCTCCGGTAGAGGCGTAGGACGTAGCAGCATTAGCCGGAGTCGTTAGATTGACTGCCTCGACACCTAGGCTCAGATTCGCGCTATACGACCCAGGGCCCTTGGCTGCGTAGAACACATACAGCGGAGTGGCATCGACAGGCACGAGCGATGGCCAGTCGATGACTGCCGTGTTAGACAGCGTTGTCGGCGACAACGCTGTGGTGCCTGCGCTGGTAACGTACAGGACTACGGCACCAGTAGTAGAACCGGAGCCCACGATCCGATGTACCCAAAGCGAACTGCCTTCTCGGAAGTAGTCGGCTGCAGCGTAGTGATCGAAGGACACGGAGGCTTTTGGGTCACCAAAGTCTTCGCGGAATTGCGAGAAGGTCGTGTAGTACGTCGGTCCGATCGGACCCTTGGAAGAGACAGCCGCAAGCGCTCCAGTGATGACGCTGTTCTGCGTGATGGTAGCCGACAAATCAACTTCGGTAATACGGACGTCCGACGCGAGTTTAGCCATTGATGCCATGGATCAGTCCTCCGTCTTGGCTTGAGCGGTTTCAGCAACAGGTGTTTGCGTCTCGGGTGTCGCGTCTTCCTCGAAGACTAGCACACCACGGTACGCGGCCTGCACGGCGGGTGGAACGTTGTGGGCCGCACACAGGCGCGGGCGGCCGTAGGGCTGAATGAACACCTCGTGCGGTCGCCCGGTAGCCGTTTCGACTACAGTTAGCGACACCAAGGCGTTGCTTAGGTTAGCAACGTGCATTGTCATCCTTGGATGAGAGTGATGGAAACGGCGGTGGCCCCCGGGTTGTAAAAGACGACTTGGGCCAGTTCGTCATCGATAACGAGCAACCGAGTGATACCAATCTGCATGCTGTCAACAGGACGCAGCTCAGATCCCGGAGCCAGAACAAGCGTAGCAGACAGCATGCCAGTGACATGTGCTATTAAAATGCGAGAATACGTAGAGACGGACGACGAAGGGATGAACGTCCAAGTCTCGCCGGAATTCAATTCGCGGAAAGTTGTTTGCGACGCCGAACCAGGGTAGTTCGCCGACAGGGTAGCGACGTTCCTGCGGATGTTGTTCTCTGCGAGGAACGCGCTCAAGTTCAGAAGAACAGCGCGAGACATAGTGACCTACCTTATAGAAGACGACGTTGGAACATGTGCTTCCGTGTCAGACGCGGGTGTGGCTCGGAAGGTCCAAGATGAACTCGACACAGTAGAGCCGCCCTGAGTATCGACCACGTGCGTGATAGCAACGTCCTTGGCGACTTGTGCTTCAATCAGAACGGCTTCGCTGACGTAGCCCTTGACGATGAACGAAGACGACACAACGTATTCCGCGAGGTTGCCTGTGGTGGCGTCGCGTTGTGGTACGCTCAGGCTCTCGTCCATTTCAACCGTGATACCGAAAGACGCCCGGCCGTAGTCAACATCAAACGCTAACAGATTCTGACGATTTGCAAACAGCCACCGGGTAGTGTAGCTGGTTACGTCCTCCATGAGCGGTGTGTATAGTTCAACGGTAACGCTGAAGTTGGCTGGCAGGAAGTTGACGTTGTACGTGCGAATACCGTCAGTAGACAAAACAGCTGGGAGACCGCGTGACGCTCCGTACTTTGTATTCATACGGTCCTGCGCCAGGGCCACGTTGTTGAGCGTGAGCAGCATGTACGGATACACGGTACGAAACGATGTATCGGCCTCCCCAGCCGCGGTGTTGCCAAACATGCGTTGCAACACGCGCGTTTTGTCTGTGGACGATAACCACGCCACGTATGGGCAGAACACCTGTCGGCAGCGTTTGGCTACGCCTGCGGTGATGAAGCGGTCGATAGGGTCCAGCTTGAGATTTACGCCGGCTGCTACTGGGTTGTTTATGCCTGACATTGAAGATGCACCTGTGATATGGACGCCAAATACGAAAAAGGGCGGGTGCCATGGTGTAGCACCCGCCCGGTGGCGTTACTAGCCGGCGTTGTGCGCCGTAGTATCAGCGCTTCTTGGCGGGCTTCTTGGCCGGACGCTTCTTGGCGGCCAGGATAGCGTCACGACGTTGCAGGTTGGCAAGAGCGCGCTTGAATCGGGACTCTTCCTTTTCCTTGCTGTCGTCTTCCTCGTCGTCCTCATCGTCCTCATCGTCCTCATCGTCAGCGGCCGATTCGACTTCAACGCGGAACTCGTCGCCAGTAGCCTCGACTTCGACTGGGAACTCATTGTCGTCAAAGTCAGACTCGACCTCAACGCGGAATTCATCAGCGTCAGCGAAAACTTCCATGTCGCTGTCGAAGGCGTCGGCCATAACGTCATCGACCGACTCGTCCATCAGACCCATGTCGCCAAGATCCTCGTAGAGATCAGCCTCTTCGGTTTCGTCTTCGTCACCGAAAGCAGCGGTCACGCGCGAAAACGGCCACGAAGCGGACGACGCGAGCACGCGACGGGAACGCTGCGGAATCGGCCATGCGTTGTGCGAAGCGAGCACAGGAGCCTTGACGGACTTTAGTGCTGCGGCCAACGACGGCTCGCTGGTAGCGCGATGGAACAGGGTAGCAGCGCGGTCGCTGTCACCACGGCGGGCCAGAACGGCAGCTGCGACAAGCATCGACAGCGCTTTCGGCTTGGTATTGATAGCCATGAGCTTTCCTCGGTTTGATGTGGTGCAACGGCCGGAACATTACACAAATGTTCCGGCGCATCTAGCTAATCCGCAGCGATCAGATGCGAACCGCAGAGGCCACAGAACGCGCATTGGCGATAGCAGCAGCCCAGCTTTCACTCAGCAGCCAGCCCTTGCCAGGGACGCGCTCGGAGACCTGGTCGATCGGCTGGCTGTCAACGCCGCCGCGGTCTGCGTAAGCGCCGTGGGTCACTGGATCAGACACCACAACGAACTCGCCTTCGCTCAGCACCTTGTGCTCAGGGTGACGGTATGCCTCGGAGATCAGCGTCATGCCGTACAGCGTAGCAAGCGAACCGGTCATCACGAGTTCGTGGCGGGCGACAGGTTCAATCGCGGCGATGAACGAGGCGTCGCCCACGATGTCAACGAACAGGTCGCTGGCCATGTAGCAGAACGCGGCCTTCAGGCCCCAGCGAGCAACGCGCTGACGCACGTTCATCAGTGCAGTCGGGCTCAGGGTGCCGGTCACGACGGTGGCGCTGTTGTCGATGCCGACGCTTGCTTGCACCAGATTGTACCACATGCGGTCTTCCGACACCATGATGGCTTCCAGGCCTTCCACGTACTTTTCTTCCAGCACGTCGGTGTTGCTCTGGTTGATTTCGTTCTGCGGCACGAACAGGCGAGCGACCAGCTGCAGCTCAGGCGGCATCAGCCACTTGTCCGTCAGGATTTCAGTCTCGACGCGGGTCGGAGACGACACCCACACGGCCTGCGCGTTCTTGCGACGAACCGGGAAGCGCGGGATGTCGCCCTGCTTCAGTTCCATCTTGTTCAGGAATCGACGGGCGACGCCCTTGCGATTGCTGGTCATGTAGATGTCATCAGCCATCTTCTCGCCCAGCACGCGCAGAGCTTGCGGGTCACGGAAGGCAGCTTGCAGCAGGTCACGATTGCGCTTGTGGAAAGCGGCGCGCTCGGTGTTCTGCGCTTCGGTTTCAACAGCGCCGCTGGCATGAGCCAGTTGCAGCTGGTGGGCACGTTGCAGCAGGTCCTTGGTGGAGCTGGCGTTGATTTCACCGTTGGCGCCGACGAAGCGTTGCGACTCGCCCTTGGCACGGTATTCGGAAGCGACCACAGCGGTGCGGATCTTGGGGGTTGCCATTTAGATGGTTCCTCAGTTCGTTGAATTTAGCTTACCGACTGGGATCAGTTCGGGGCGATGAAGTCCAGACCCAGGAACGGGTAGCTGTCATTCGGGACGACGCGCACGACGGCGTTGATTGTGGTACCGGTCCCACCGACGGTGACCTTGCCGTTCGGGCCAAGCTTCACGGCGGTAGCAGCGCGCCAGTCAACGGCACTGTCGAACTGGTCGGTGTACACGAGGCCTTGTTTGGCGACGCCGACTTGACCAACTTGCGCGCCAGCGAAGCCGCCAGGCTGCACGTCGCCGAACAGCGCGCGGAACTGGGTGATCGTCAGCGCGTGAGTGTAAGTCACTTCGACAGCAGCGCCAGCACCGCCGGTCACGGTCAGCGTCACACCGTCAGCAGCGATGGCGATGCTGCCAGCAGCAACGGCGGCGCCGGTTGTCTTGTTGTACACGCTGACGGTGCCAGCAATCGGGGCGAGGCTGAGCACCGCGAGGCCCGACGCGTTCAGCGCCAGGGTTTCGACCTTGGCGGTGTTCGGTTGCAGGAACGGAGCCATGCTGGTCTGAGCCTTAACGAAGCCGACAAAGCGTTCGCCGGCAGCACCGGTCGACGGCTTCACACCGTACTGGCTGTTCGCTTGGATGGCGCCGACCAGCGCTTGGCCTTCAGCGGAGATAGTGGCGCCGACGGCCACGGGTTCGTCGATGGAGCGAACAAAGTTGCTCAGGGGCGAATAGATCATTTATGTACCTCAGAAAGGTAGGGTTCAGAAACGGTCGAAGCCAAGACCGGCACCGCCAGTCAGAACTTCCATTGCAGAAGCGGAGATAGCTTCACGGCCGCGCTGCGCTTGCAGAAGCGCAGGGACCTTCTTGCTAGCGGTCACACGACCCGGCGTAGCCAGGCGTTGGCGCAGGGTAGACGCCGACACGACAGGGTCGATAACGTCGTTAAAGTCGTCCACGGTGTATTCGTCTTCCAGACCGAGTTCACCGTCAGACACGACTTCTTCCTCAACTGTCGGCACGTCGTATTCGTCACCGGAGTCTTGCGTGAGGTTCAGTGCATCAGCGAACTCCTTGCGCACGGCCTTCGACATGCCTTCTAGGCGAGCGGTGACCTGCAACAGGGTTTCAGCGTATTGCATTCCAGCGTCGCGCATGATCTTCGCAGTGATTGCTTGCGGACGTCGCACGCCTTGCGAGGCTAGGAAGTCATTGAACGCAGCAGAGATCGGGTTCGCTTGACCCTTCCAGTAGTTGCGCGCAAGACCTGCAGCAGCAAGTGCCATCACTTCAGCTTGTTCAGCCTTGCGTTGACGCGCCTCGTTAGCTGCAGTTTCTTTCATCGCCTTAACACGACGATCAAGCGCAGACTTCTGGATGTTACCAGCGCGCACCGGCGAGAACTTGAAGGTGTTCAATGCCTCACGCAAGCCGGAGCGCTGTGCGGTAGCAGTAACGGCTTCAGCGAACGTGTCAGTGAACATCACGTCGGCGTTCGTGCCTGCAGACTTGCGAGTCAGCGACGCGACAGACACGTGCCCCTTCATAGCGACAAGGCGATTGCCAGCGCGCACGAAGGCGAGTTGTTCTGCGTCGTCAGCCACGTCGGTAGTGTCCATCAGGAATTCGCCAGCGTCAGCGTCTTCCTTCTTTTCGTCTTCGTCGTCTTCAGCTTCAGCGTCGACTTCAACGCGGAACTCGGTCCCAACGTCAGTCTTGTTTTCAGACTTGCCATCGGTGAAGTCGGCGAAAACGCCGTCACCTTCTAGCGGGACTTCTTCGAGCGCATCGCCGAAGCCGAGTTCGTCAGGACCGAGCTCGTCAGCGTCAACGTCGAGATTCAGGTCAGACGGAACCGCAACGCGCAGTTCGTTGTGTACTTCGGTGTCGTTGGGCAGGCCGTCAATATCGAAGGTTGGATCAAACGCGTCTTCGGGAGTCGGTGGGTACGACAGATCAGTGTCGCCGAGCATGGATGCACCGAGCAGGTCGTCGCCGTCGTCAATCGAGACCTCGTCGTCTTCAAGGTCTTCAAAGTCAGCTTGCGCTTTCTTCGGCGCTGGCGGCAGTGTCAACTGCGTTTGGTTCGGAGCGTTCTTCGTGCTCAGCTTGTGGGTGGCGCCGGGCTTCGTAGCCGCGTCGCTCATACCAGGGTCATCGGTCGCGTCAGAGGCTCGAATGTCTTCGCCACACGACACGCAATGCACGTGGTGCTTGGCCGCCTTGACCACGCGAGCGTCCATAATGTTCGGCGTGCCGCATTGGCCACACGTAACGGACACAAGGTCTTCGTCACGCTTGAAAGCGTTAACGAGACGTGCACCCGAAGACTTGACGTGCGCAGACCCGCAGGTCACGCACAGAGGCTGGGCGACCTCAGTAGAAACAGACATTGTGGTGCCGCAGTCACTGCACGCGTGCTCTTGGTAGGAGAGCTTGGCGAGTTCCTTGACACCTTCAGCGGCAGTGAGAATGGACGGATCGTAGGCGGCAACAACCTGGACTGGCTTGCCTTTCGATTCCGCCATAAGCGCCGATGCCTTTACAGACAACTTTTTTGCCATGGAGGGTTCCTTCAGAAGGGTACATAGTGGGCCGCATCGTGTCGCAGGCGCCGCACAAAATAAAAATGTGCGTAGTGCGACGCCGGCCGTAAACCAATGTTTTACGGTGCCAAAACACCGGCGACATACGGTGCCGCCACATAAGATGCCGCCATGTAGCTCATGCTTCCACCACGTTGATGCCGCGCACCGGCCCGTGCGTGCGGGCCGGAGCAGTGCCAGCCGACACGCCAGCGATCGACACGAACACGTCTCCCGTGTAAACGGTTGGGAACGTGTAGTAATCGACCCAAGCGTCAGGCGCCTCAGCTCTAGCGATGTAGGCTTTGAACGTCCCGGCGGCGAGGTCGATGTAGGTGTACCCGGTGGCTGCAGCGCCTCCACCCCCTGGGAGCGTCACCGCGCCAGTAGAATCGTTGTACGAGCCCCCTGCGGCAGCGACCATTGCCCCAAAAACGTCCTGTGAGGCCTCAGTAAAAGCCGCGTCATACTGCGCAGCGCTGTCGGCCTTCGCAATACTGACCTGAACGGCAGCCGCGAGGGCTGTGATAGGCCAGCCCCCTTCAGGGAGTCCCTGCCCTGACACCGATGATTGAAAGGCTGCCTTAGCCTCGGTCGATCCGGCGTTGAAGGCCGCTTGCATATCCGATAAGTTTTGAACCGGATTTGATTTTTGGTACATGGTTAGCCTTTATTGATGCGGTATGGTACAGAACGCAGCCAAAAGTTGTGAACGTGGGCGTGAATTCTGTACACCGAAGTCCTTGGTGCTCAATCAGCGAATAGAATACGTGGACGCGGTAGACGTACCAACAGTGCGTGTCAATCGAATCATGTTCGTCGGAGTCTCTCCAACCGACAGTACGTAGCCGTACGTGGTTTGCGCGGTAATGGACTCTTGCACAGTATAGCTGGAGCCACCGTCGTTGCTATGTTCTACCTGTATTGTGCACCCAGTGTCCGGGACGATTACAAGCGTGTGAGGCGTTCCGACAATACGCAATGCAGACAGGTCGATCACGACAGGC